CTATTTCTCGTCTGACGGAGTGAACTTCAAAAAGGCGTTCTCTTCTTCGGCTATCTTCAAAGCGCTAAACAGATCAGGATATCGTTTGAAATAACCCTCCATGTCGTCCCATCGCTTCTCGATGCGTTCATCTATCAGGTTTAGGGAGGCGAGTGCATCACCAAGCACTCGATCTAACATATCCGGAAGCATGGCGTTGAGGTGATTGTCTTGAGAGAAAAAACGCTTGCGTCCAGCTGCCGTAAGTAACCGTCCTTTGTCATGATCGGGCATAAGCACAAAGCGTCTATTTACCTTCGCTCCAGAGGTATGCTCATAGATTCTTGAAAAGTGGTCAATTGTTCCATTGTGGACGGTTTCGTCACGCAAAGACATGAGTAGACGCAGTTCATCGCTAAACTCGGACAAGGGCGTTTCTTTCCCTAAGCGAGTGTGCTTCCATTTTCCAAACGTCACGTCGCGAGCCTTCGACTTCCAAGACGTCATTCCTGGCCTTATGCTTGATAAGTCGGCAACGTACTTCGCGCTGAAATCAAGAAAACTGATAGTCTTCTCTATGCAGAAATTGAGATTGGCCCATATCCTAAAGCCCAAAGGCGACACAGTACTACGATAAGCCTCTCCGGGTGCGAAAGCTTGTTCGTCGAGCGGAACATTTTCATGCAAATTTGGTAAAGCAAGAGCTGCGTAGGCGTCTCCAAGACTGACGGTGATATGGCTAATGATATTTTGCGCCACGTGATTATGGTGTCGAATTGAGTAGTAATACAGAAGCTTCTTCGTATTAGGACACTTCATCGCGAGAGCTGCGCGATTGAAGTCATCTCGATTGCATAGTGCCTCTGGGTCTAAGCCTGCATGCACAATATTAAAATCGGAAGCTTCCAACGTATCCCAAAACTGCTCTGGGGTATCAAACAGCAGTTGAAGGGATTTCATGTTTAACCTCTCGAAGGCATCCATGATATCGCTGGTGGGCAAGTTGGCTTCTTGAAGGTGCCAAATGCCGTCAGAACTCCGGACGAAATGCCTGCCTTCTGGCTTAGTTTCTGATAGTTCTCCGTATAATGTGGCGAACACTGTTCCTGCCCCGCGTTTTAGATCATTCATGTTTTCTATAGCTTGATATGATGAAACGTGTCGATGCCGCGCCATTAGGCACATGCGTATGAGCCGCGTCTGCCTTCTGTCAGCTCTATCGCTACAGGGGGAACGGGGGCGCATGAAGGTTTCAGCCCGAGGTCGGCATGTGGAAAATGCCCGCAACCTAACTCTAATAGAGCAAAATCCTGCGCCGCCTGACCAATCCAAGTGGGCAAACGCATCGTGCGCAAAATGCGCTTTTCTGCCCTTCTCCACAGCGCAGCTAAGGTCGGCTGTCCGCCCATACCATGTAGGTTCCAACCGATTGAGCAACCTTCTGTCAGACCGTTAAGCTGCCCCGGCACGATGTTAAGGGGGGTTGACGCAAAATACCGTCTGCGCTTAACACTTGGGCGACGAAGGTTGCTGACCCACTGCAGAAAGATGCACGCTTGGCTTCCGGGTGAAGAGACGCGCAAGAGACAATCCCGTTTCGCTTCACATTCTGTCATGTCCAGGCCACCGCGCGAACGCGCCGCTGCCTGTGACACTGCTGCTGCAATTCCCGAATGGCCCGGCTGAAGTGCGCGGGCCTATTTTCGTGCGGGCTGCTCGTATCGGGCAAGGCTCTTTCAAAATCCCATCTGTCGGCCAGTCGTGGAAACCCACGGCTGGCTTTTCGCGTCAGGCAGCGTCAGTTCGTGTTCGGGCTGATGCATAGTGGAATGTTGGGGGTGCGGTCATGTTCCGCGTTGGTGAAGTCGATGTGAAAGATCTGAAGCGGTTCGACAACATGCTGATTGGCCTGGGTGAAGATGGCCCGAAGGTGGCTGTCAGAGCGATGAACCGGGCGGGCGACATGGGGCGCACGCAGGTGGTCAAGGCGCTGGCAAAGCAGACGGGCCTGCCGCAGAAGCTGATCCGGCGATCCGTGAAGGTCAAACGCTCTACCTGGTCGGAACCCGAGTACCAGCTGAACAGCGCAGGCGGGGATGTGTCGCTGAAGTACTTCAAGAAGCGCGAGACCCGTGACGGCGTCGTGGCAAAGCTGGGGGATGCACGGGGCAATGACTGGTTCGCGGAAAGCTTCTTTCGCGGTGGTCTATTCCCTGGTCGTCGAGTCGACATCCGCAGCATGGGTGGCCATGTCTTCGTCCGGGCGGACGGGCGCACTGATCTGGAACGGGTCACGTCCGGTGTCTTCATCCCCAAGGAGATGGTGGAGGGCGCAAGCCTGAAGGCTTTCCGCGATACCGTTGCGCGGGTTCTGCCGCAACGCCTGGATCATGAATTCAGCCGCCTGTTGGCCCGCTAAAGCCAGCAAGGCAAGAGATCTCTTGTTTCAAAATCAGGTCAAACTCGGCCGCGGAAAAAAGGGACCGTAGCCCGTCTTGAGGTGACGCGGTGCGGATAGCGCCCGAGGGGTGGCCAGTCTGACGGGTTTTCCAAAGCCTTAACACTTGGGCCACTTAACGCCTTGGGCTTAACAGGCCCGGCGATCCGGTCCCGATGCGAGGGGGCTTTGCAAATGCAGGAAATGAGCCAGGCCGATTTCGCACGCAAGCTGGGTGTCAGCCGCGCAGCTGTCAGCCAGTGGAAGACGAAGGATATCCTGCGCGAGGATGCCTTCTCGGGCGAAGGCAAGAAGGGAAAGATCCGCTTTGACATCGCGCTGGAACAGGTCCGCCGCAATCGCGACATCGGCCAGTCCCTGGGCAACGGGATCGCCACGCGGACATGCGGGGATGCACCGGCGGGCACCGGGCATCCTGCGCCGCGTTCGGCGGCGGCTGAAGCGCCTGCCGATCCTCCCCGGCAGATCCCGCTTCAGCCAGCGTCGCCCGAGGTGATCGAGCCCTTCGAACCTGATGCACCAGCACCCGCGCCATTGTTGGCCAAGGTCGACAGCATCGAAGACCAGCTGAAGCGGGCCAAGCTGGAAGAACAACTGCGCCGCAACCGCCTGCAGGCGGCGGATGAAGCCGTGAAGGCCGGCACGTTGATGGCGGCGGATGATGCCCGCGAACAGCTGGCCCGGATCGCGGGCATGATGCTGCAGATCTTCGAAGGGGCGCTGCCGGACCTGGCGGCTGCCGTGTCGGGGCAGTTCAACGTCCCGCAGCGCGATGTCCTGCATCTGCTGCGCGCCGAAATGGTCAAGGTGCGGCGCGCGGCGGCGATGAAGGAGCGCGCCCGCGCCGAGGCGGCGCAAAAGGACGTCACCACCGAAATCGACCTGGAAGACTGATGCTTGATATTGATGTGACCAGTGCCGAATGGATGGCGGCAGACATCATGGCCGATGTGCTGGATCCGCCGCCGCCGGTCAATTACCTGGCATGGGCGGAACAGAACATCGTGTTTTCCAGACGCGAAAGCCCGCTGCCCGGCCCCTACAGCGCCGAGCGGTTCAGCTACTTCAACGAAATCCTGCAGGCGCTTTCGCCCGATGATCCCTGCCGCGTCGTGACCCTTTCGAAGTCGGCGCAGCTGGGGGGCACCGTGCTGGCGAACATCTTCACCGGTGGGTCCATGGATATGGATCCGGGCGATTTCCTCTATGTCCATCCGACCGAGGAAAACGCCCGGCGCTGGTCGAAGATGAAGCTGGCGCCGATGCTGAAGGGCACCAGCAGCCTGCGACGCATCTTCCCGATGAAAGCGCGGGACGGGCAGGATTCGGTCTTCTACAAGGAGCGGCGCGACGGTCGCGGGGCGATCCAAATTTCCGGGGCGAATTCGCCTGCATCGTTGTCGCAGGTGTCGATGTCACGCCAGGTGCAGGATGACCTGGCCAAGTGGGACATGAACAGCGCAGGCGATCCCGAGACACAGGCCGACAGCCGGTCGCAGGGTTATGAGTTCGCCAAGATCTTCAAGATCAGCACGCCGATGGTGGTGCCGGGCTGCCGGATTACCAAGAATTTCGAAGCCGGGTCGCAGGAGTTCCTGTATCTGCCATGCCCGCATGATGAATGCGCCCATATGCAGACGCTGGATTGGGAGAACTTCCTCGGGTCGCTGGATGAAGACCATGCCGAACAGGCGCATTTCACCTGTGAAGCCTGCGGGGCGGTGATCGAAGAACACCACCGGGCGAAGATGCTGCGAGGGGCCGAATGGCGGGCGATGAACCCGAAGATGAAGCGGGTGCATCGGTCGTTCTATATCTGGTCGGCCTATTCGCTGCTGCAGTCGTTCGAGCGGATCGCGCGCAGCTGGCTGGATGCCAAGGGCGATCCGCCGCGCGAACAGACGTTCTGGAATGACGTCGTGGGGCGGGCCTACCGCATTCTTGGCGAGGCCCCGCCTTGGGAAGAAATCCGCGACCGGGCATCGGAATCGGATTATCCGCGCGGCACGATCCCGGCGGGGTTCCCCCTTCTGACCTGCGGCGTGGACTGTCAGGGCGACCGGGTTGAATGGCAGGTGGTGGCCTGGGGCACGAAACGGCGTCGGGCTGTCGTGGAATACGGCGTCTTCAACGGGCACATCAGCGAGGAACAGTGCCAGCTGAAGCTGAACGCGCTGCTGAAGCAGGGCTTTCGAAATGCCTATGGCCGAAAGATCGAGATCGACGCGCTGGCCATCGACGGCAACGCCTATACGGAGGATGTCTGGGACTGGGCGCGCAAGCATCCGGCGTCCCGCGTCATCATGGTGCGGGGGGTGCATCCCGATACCGCGCCGCTGCTGCAGCAGGTGAAGCGCGAACGCAACCGGCGCGGCAAGCTGCTGCGCTATTCCAAACGGTTCTTCAATTTTGCGTCTTCGGTTCTGAAGATGGGTCTTTACCGCAACATGCGCAAAACAGACCCGGAAGAACGCGGCTACATCGCGCTGCCGAAGGGGCTGGAAGACGAATACTTCCGCCAGCTGACCGCCGAAAGCCGCAAGGCACAGAAGGCCAAGAGCGGCTTCACCCGGTATCTGTGGGTGAAGGATCCGAACCAGGCGAATGAGGGCCTGGACACGCATCTGCAGGCCGAAGCAGCGGGCATCCGTCTGGGTATCCGGGCGTTGCAGGATGTCGAGTGGGACCAGTTGATGGCCGAACGGGAATGCCCGCCCGAGGCGGTGCAGGGCGACTTCGAAGACCTGTTGATGCCGGGCGCGATTGCCCCGGTCGATGACCCGCAGCCAGCGCCTGCGCCGGATGCACCGGCCCCGGTGCCGTCTGCGCGATCCAAGTGGAAGAGGCGCACGCAATGAAAGGACTTATCAAGCCGGATGGGTCGCCCCTGATCGCGGAGCAGGGCCAGCGCCCTGTTGCCCGCTATCTGCGCGATACCAAGAGCGGTGTCATCGCATCGCGCATGGCCCCGCTGACCCGACACGAAGACGATGTGCGGCGCAGCTGGGAACGCGCCGCCGGTCTGGCCATGGATCTGATCCAGAATTCGGGCCGCCTGAAGGGCGCGACGGACCAGGTACTGGCCGATACGGTAGGGGTCGGTCTGAATCTGTCACCGCAGCCGGATCTTCAGGCACTTGGCTGGACCCGCGAAGAGGAAGCCGATTGGATCCGCCTGGTGAAGAAACGCTGGCGGCGCTATTGGGGCACGGCTTCGGAATGTTCGATGAACGGCAAGCTGACGGGCGCGCAGATGGTCGACATCGGGTTGCGCTGGCACATCGCCTATGGCGAAGCAACCGGGGTCTTCGACTTCTTCGACACGGAAACCCGCCGCCGCTATGGGATCAAGACGGGCACGAAGCTGCGCCTGGTGCCGCCGCACCGCCTTGTGCAGGACACCAATGCGGGCGCGGGCCTGTTCCAGGGGGTGCAGCATGACGAAAACGGGCGTCCGGTGTCCTATCGGTTCCGCACGGGGCCTGCGGGGCGAGAAGTGAAAGGCGACTTCGCGGCCTTCGATGCGGACGGCAGGCCGCTGGTCATGCACATCTTCGACCCGATGGACAGCGAAGACGTGCGCGGGATTTCGCAGCTGGCCCCGGCCTTCCGCAAGCATATCCAGGCGGAAATGCTGGACGATGCCACGTTGCAGATGGCGATCCTGCAGACGGTCTTCGCGATCACGCTGACCAGCGAAAGCCCGAGCCAGGATGCCTTCGAGGCGCTGGAAACCCTGAAGGAAACCGGGGCAGGCGGGGGTGAGCTGGCGCAGGAGTACCTTGGCTACCTGGGCGCGCAGATGGACCGGGCGGCGGAGAGCCGGATTTCGGTCGGGGCGGATCCGCAGGTGTCGCACCTGGGGCCGGGCGAGGGGCTGGACCTGAAAACGGCCAATGTGCCGGGCAAGGATTTCCTGCCGTTCTCGGGCAGCCTGGCGCGGGACATGGCGCGGACCATCGGCATCACCTACGGCGGTTTGACGATGGATCACAGCAAGGCCACCTACTCCAGCGTGCGGATGGAAAACGCCAGCATCTGGTCGGTGGTAACCCGGCGGCGCGAGCGCATCGCCGCGCCGATGTGCCAGATGCCTTATGAAAACTGGCTGGATGAAGAGATTGGCGAAGGCCGGATCCCGTTCAAGGGCGGCTATGCCGCCTTTCTGGCGCATCGCGACCGGGTGGTGACGGCCAGCTGGCAAGGACCGGCCAAACCGACAGCGGATGACTACAAGAGCGCCCGCGCAGCTTCGGAGCGGCTGACGAACGGCACCAGTTCCATCGCAATCGAAACCGGTGATCTGGGCGTGGACCCGGATGCCCTGTTTGAAGAACGTCAGCGCGAACACCGGCGTTATGTGGATGCGGGCATGTCCTCGCCCTATGCGGCGCGTGACCCGGTGCCGCTGACCGAGACGGAGCGAGTGCCATGACGATTTCCAGCTCGGTGCGGATCGGGGCAGACACCATCGACATCACCCGGCCCTGTGACGTGGTGGGCGCATTGAAGAAGATGCAGTTGAAGCTGGCGACCGGCGGGCTGCGCCAGACGGTGCGGATCGACGGGGAAGAGGTGACGTTTCAATCCCCGAATGATCGGCGGCTGGCGAGTCTGATCGACCAGTACCAAGCCGAATGCGACCGCCAGTCCGGCAGCGGGCGGCGGGTCCGATACGCAAAGCGGTTCCGCTTCGGCTGAGGCCGGGCCGCTTTCCCTTCCTTCACACAATCAGGAGACAGCACCATGCCAATTTTGGTGGACGGTGAACTGTTGCTTTACGGGGTCGTCGGAGATGACTTCTGGGGCGATGGCTTCACGGCATCCGAGGTCATCGGGGCACTGGCAGAGGTCGGGCGCGATACCGACATCACCGTGCGGATCAACTCGGGCGGTGGTTATACCGACGATGGCATTGCCATCTACAACGCCCTGACCAGCCATCGCGGCGCGGTGGCCGTGGTGGTCGATGCCATCGCAGCATCCGCAGCTTCGGTCATCGCCATGGCGGGGGACACGATCACCATGCGGGCCGGTGCCCTGATGATGATCCATGACCCGGCGATGATGACCTGGGGCAATGCCGGTGATCATGAGAAATCGACGGAACAGCTGAACAAGCTGGCCGACCTGATGGCCGACATCTACGCCGAACGGTCCGGCGACGATCCCGACGACATCCGCAGCGAAATGAAGGATGAGCTTTGGCTGACCGGCGCAGAGGCGGTTGAACGCGGCTTCGCGACGGATACCGAAGCCGGCAAGGCCAAGGCCGTCGCCGCCTTCGACTACCGCGCCTATGCGCAGGCGCCCAAGCATCTGAAGACCACGGCCCGCAAGGAAAGATGGTCCTTCAAGGCGCTTGCCGCCCCGGCAGAGGCCCCCAGGCCCGAAGCCGCCAAGCATCAAGCCCCGCAACCCAAAGCCCATGAAAAGGAGACACCGCCCATGGCAAACCCGACCCCCGAGGGGCCGACCGCTGAAGATGTGAAGGCTCGTATCAAGGCCATCACCACGCATGCGTCGGCAGCTGGTCGCGCCACGCTGGCCGCACATCTGGCATTCGAGACCGACTTGCCGGTGGAAGAGGCCGCAGCCGTGATGACGGCAGCCGCAGGCGATGCGCAGGCCCCGCAGGAAGACCCTGACGGCGATGCGCCGGATGGCGGGCAGCCGACCGCACAGCAGTACCAGCAGCGCCGCACGGCGGCGCAGGATCTGGCACAGCCCGGCGGCGGTGCCCCGGCAAAGCCGCGCGCCGTCATCGACACCAGCGGCATCTATGCCGCCCGTACCCTGAAGGGGGCATAACCGATGGATAATGAAACCATGCCGAAGCGGAACCTTGCCTTCCTGCTGGTGCCGGCTGCGGGCAACCGTTCCTTCAACCAGGTCGTGATCGCGGCGGGCGCGGGCAAGCTGGAAGCTGGCACCGTGCTGGGCAGGATCACCGCCAGCGACAAGTTCACCGCCGCACCGGCTGGCGAGGTGGTGGGCAAGGAAGGGGCCGAGGTCGCGACTGCGATCCTAGGCTACGGCGTAAATGCGACGGATGCGGACGTGGATGCGGTCGTGGTGGACCGTGACGCCACGGTGAAGCTGCCGATGCTGAGCTTCGACGCCAGCGTCGATGATGAAACCAAGACGGATGCCAAGATTGCACAGCTTGAGGCTGTCGGCATTCGCGCTCGCTAGGGGAACAGCGATATGTGGGAAGACTTTTCGATTATCGCGCTGACGGCAGCGCTGAACAGCCAGCCCTTCGTGCCGGGGCAGGTGGGGGCCACCGGCATCTTTCATGAAGAGGGGGTGCAATCGACCACGATAAAGGTCGAGGAACAGAACGGCACCCTGTCGATCATCGAACCGACCGAACGCGGCGGGCCGGGCGTGACCATTGCGGATGATGACCGCCGCCTGATCCCGTTCGAGATCGACCATTTCGAGATCAACGATTCCGTCAAGGCGGACGAGGTGCAGGGCGTCCGTCTTCTTGGCAGCACCGACCAGCTGGAAACGATGCAGAACCGGGTCGACAGCAAGCTGGAACGTCACGCGCGCCGTCTTGACGCGACGCTGGAACACCAGCGCGTCGGCGCGATCAAGGGCATTATCCTGTCGGGCAAGGGGAAGGTGCTGCACAACCTCTATGACCGCTTCGGCATCGCGGTGCCAGGGGCGGTGTCGCTTGGCCTGGATGGTGACGTGTCCAAGCTGGCGACGGCGATCAAGCAGAACATCGTTATCCCCATGGAAGACGCGCTGGACGAAGCCTATTCGGGCATCCATGCTTGGTGCGGGGATCAGCTGCACGCCTATCTCTGGGATCAGCCGGAAGTGCGCGAAACCTACCTGGCGCAATCGGGGGGCACCCTGCGGGACGGCGCGCCGGATGTCTTCCGCTTCGGTCAGGTCACCTGGGAACGCTACCGCACCGGCAAGAAGGCGTCGGCGGCCAATGGGGGGGCGCCCTTCATCGCGGCCAATGAAGCCCGCCTTGTGCCGCTCGGTGTGCCGGAACTGTTCATCACCCGCTTCGCCCCGGCGGATCTGGAAGAGACGGTGAACACCATCGGCCTGCCGCGCTACGGCCATCAGTATCCGATGGCGAACGGCAAGGGGCGACACCTGGACAGCCAGATGAACGCCATTTCGCTCTGCACCAAACCGGGCGTCTTGCGCAAAATCACCATCTGATTTGACCCGCATGGGTCATCGGGAAGACAGGAACAGAGGCCCGGCATTTGACTAACGGGTCTTTCGTCGCGGCCACAAGGGCCATTCGCCCGCAGCGGGCAAAAGCTTCAGAACGTGAAAGGGGGCCAGCATGGCCACGAAGAAAAGCTGGGTAAGCTTCACCAGCGCCACGCCGGTTCCGGCGGAAATTCTGGGCGAGAAAGAAGACCGACGCATGATGATCGGCACGCCGGTGCAGCTGCCTGCAGACTACGCCGCGCATATGATTGCCGACCGCTTTGCGGTGGCGGTTGATGCGCCCGCGCCGATGAAGTCCGTGACGAAGGCGGCCCGCAAGGCATCTGCCGCTGGTAGTGCGACGGGCAAGGCGCAGGCGTCGCTGATCCCGGATCCGGGCGGCGTGGTGCTGTCGGTCGCGGACGCGCAGGCGGCCTATGGTGTGATCCAGTCGGAAATGGAAACGCTGACCGAAGATCAGCCGCGCTGGCAGGCGCTGCAGGCTGATCTGGATGACGCGGCAACTGCGCTGGCCCAGGCGCAAGACGCGGCGCGGTCCTGATGGATGCCGACCTGCGCGCAGACCTGCAGGCCGAGGTGGATGACGTCTGGTCCGAGCCTATTCGGCACCTGCCGATGTCCGGTGCGGTCAGCGATATGTCCCGAGACATGGCAGAGATTGCGGCGATCCTGCGCACCGGCATGCGGGACGAAGACCGGCCAAGTTTTGTCGGATCCTCGGGGCGCAGGCGCGGTGTCCTGGCGTCGGGCGGCTGGCTGAAGATCGACCGCGCGGCATGGCCCGCCCTGACGCCGCGCAAAGGTGACAAGGTCGTGGCGCTGGATCGCCCCGGCCAGCCGGTCTTCGACGTACTGGCGGTGGATGATCGGTCGCACCTGCGCCTGATCTGTGACCTGGGGGATGCGAACTGATGTCGCTGATGATGATGGCCCTGCGGATCGCCGCAATCGAGGCGCTGAAGGCCGGGGATACGCTGGTGGGCCACAACGTGCTAGACAGCCAGATTTCGGCCTTCGATCACCCGAACGGCCAGGGGCTGCGCACCGATCAGCAACAGCCCTTCATCGCCGTCTATACGGATGCGGCGCGGGTCGATGGTCCGGGGCAGGTCGGGCTGCGCGGCAATGGTCGGGTGGACATCCTGTTCAATTCCGGCGTGGCCATGACCATGACGCAGACCAACCGCGCGACCGGGGAAGCCGAGATCGTCGAGGGCTTACCGGCCACCGATGCGCATTTCGAAGCGGTTCTGGATCTTCTGGACTGGCAAATTTCCAGCGTCCTGTCCGACCCGAAAAACCCGTGGTCCGAAGTCTTCCGGGGCTTCATCCTGTCGCATGTCGCCAAGCATCATGCCAGGTCGGGCAGCGCAGCGGATCAGGTGCGCGTTGCTGCCGGTCAGACCAAGCTGCGGGTCGAGGCTTTCGCGGATCCGGCCCCCGGTCAGGTGCTGGATCCGTCAGGCCCCTGGGGGCGGTTCATGGCGCTGATGGAAGCGCATTCCGTGCCGCAGCTGAAGCTGTTCCAGATGGCGCTAGGCGCGCCTTCCAGCGGGCCCTACGCCGATTTCGAACAGCTGACCGGCATGACCCGCGCCGATGCCGAGGCGCTGAAGCTCTACAGCTTTGGCGGTGTGGCGCGCGATGTCGAGATTGCCCCGCCCGGCGGCGGTCAGGTGGTGCCCCATGTCTAACCTGTCTTCGATCATCGCGGATCTGCGCCGCCGGGTGGCCGATCTGGAACGCCGCCTGCGCGGGCAGACCCGTACGGGCGTCGTGGCCGAAGTGGATCCGGCCAAGGGGCTGGCGCGGGTGCGCCTGCAGGACGGTGAGATGCCATTTCTGACCGGCTGGCTGCCCTGGGAAGAACCGGCGGCGGGGGCAAACAAGACACACAATCCGCCATCCGTCGGCCAGCAGGTGCGCCTTTTTTCGGAAAGCGGCGACCTGGTCGATGCCAGCATCCAGGGCAGTCTGAATTCGGATGCCAACGGGCGGCCTTCCGGGGCAGGGGATGCCTATGTGGTGGCCTCGGTCGGCGCGGCCAGCGTGACGATTTCCGGCGGCGGGGCGACGGTGGTGGTGCAGGTCGGATCCAGCGCGGTGACGCTGACCGCCGGGGGCATCGAACTGAACGGCAGCACGGTGGTGATCCGGGGCGACAGCGTGATGATCGAAGGCGTATCGCTGACGCACAACGGGGTGAACGTCGGGGACACGCATCTGCATGGCGGTGTCGCGGCTGGCCCGTCGATGACTTCGGTTCCGAGCTGATACCTGCGCGCCTTGAGGGCCGCTGGGGTTTCATCGAACCGGGGCTCAGGCCGCGCCGGGGGCTTTCAGGAAAGGAAAAACAATGTCGGAAAAACTGGACTTCGAAGTGACTCAAAGCCGCGAGATAGCGGGGCGCTGGTGCCGGCGGGGCGAAACGGTGCGGCTGACCCGTAGGGCCGCGAAATACTACCTTGCGCCCTACGGCAGCGGTCTGGTGCTGCCATCGCGCCGCAAGCCCAAGGTCGTCGCAGCCGCTGCGACGGGCGTGGAAGAGGCGGGCAGCTGACATGGACCTGGACCACCTGACTGGCGGGACCATCGAAGGCTGGCCGCATGTGGTCCAGAGCATACAGACCTTGCTGCGCACCCGGCTGAACACCCGTGTCTTCCGCCGCGAGTTCGGGTCCGACCTGCCAGGCCTGGTCGATGCCCCGATGAATGATGAAAACGTGCTGGCCGTCTATGTGGCCGTGGCCGAGGCGATAGACCTCTGGGAACCGCGCTTCGACCTGACGGATGTGCAGGTCGAGGGCACCGCGCAGGGCCGCTTCAGCATGACCCTTGCCGGGGCCTACCTGCCGAGGGGCCACCTTGGCGACCGCACCACCGTGACCGACGACAAGCGAACAGTGCGCGTGCAGAGCGACCGCACCGATGCCTGGAGGCTGACCTTATGAGCCGATTTTCTGCGCTGGACCTGGCATCCCTTCCCGATCCTTCAGGCGTCGGAGTGCTGGACTATGAAGCGATCCTTGAAGCCCGCCTGACAGAACTGGAAGGCCAACTGGGCGAGGTCTTCGATGCGACGCGGGTGGCGGAAATCATGGGTCTGGCGCGCAATGTGGCGGCCAGTCCGATGCGCTACCTGAACGAAGCCGCAGCGGCGCGCGAACTTTATCTGGAAAACCGGATCAACAAGGCGGTGCGCTCGGTCTTCCTGGCGACGGCCACGGGGGACGATCTGGATCAGATCGGGGCAGGGCGCGGGGTGGCGCGGAAGGTGCTGGACGACAGCGACCTGGACAATCCGGTGCTGGAAGGGGATGAAGCCTTTCGTGCCCGGATCCAGCTGGTGGTCGAAGCTTGGTCGCCACATGGCACGGAAGGCTCCTATGTCTATTGGGCGCTGGACGCGGATGACCGGATCGTGGACGTCGCCGTCTATGGGCCGAACCATGATCTGGATCCGCCGATACCGCCAGCCGAACCGAAGATGGTGGTGTTGACGCGCGAGGGCGACGGAACGGCGGATGCCGGTCTTCTGAAGGCCGTCTATGACAACTGCGCGATGGATACGCGCCGCCCGGTCGGTGACAAGCTGACCGTGATTTCCGCCAACCCGGTGGCCTACCAGGTCGAAGCCGTGCTGCGTGTGACCACACCGGAAACCGCAGCCCTTGTGCAGCAAGCGGCGCACGAGGCGCTGCAGGCGTTCATCGACGGGCGCATCAGGATCGGCCGGAAAATCTATCGCACCTCCATCGCGGCGGCGCTGAACGTCACGGGGGTCGTGGATGTCGAACTGATCCAGCCCGTGGCCAATATAGACGTGGGGCCGTTCGATGCCCCCTATTGCGACGACATCCAGCTGTCACTGCAGTCGATCACCGGCGGGTGGCGTGATGTCTGACGACTGCAAGACGCTGTTGCCCCCGACTGCGACGGACCTGGCCAAGGCGCTGGATGCGCTGGAAGCTCGGCTGTTCGATCTGCCGATGGCGGCGATCAGCAAGACACCGGATGGGGTGGCACCTGAATTCATCGACCATCTGGCGTGGGAATATTCGGTCGATGTCTGGAACGGTGCCTGGCCGGAAGCGCTGAAGCGGAATGTGATCGCGGGGGCCGTGGATCTGCACCGCCTGAAGGGCACGCCCTACGCGGTGCGCATGGTGCTGGCCGCCATGGGGGCGGACTGCGACCTGGAAGAATGGTGGCAGAACGGCAGTGCGATGGATCGCGGGGCGTTCGCAGTGACGCTCTACCCAGGCCACAACTTCTATGACCCGGCCTCGCCGGTGATGGACACCAGGGTGATGACGGATCTGCGCGAGGCCGCCATTGGCGCTGCCCCGGTGTCGCGCCGCCTGCGCATCCGACACGGAGTGGCGCCCGCGACCAAGCTGCACCTCGGGGCTGTCGCCGTGGCAGGCGCGGATCTTCGGGTGGGGTTTCGCGGTCGCCCGATGGTGGCGAACACCTGCGCCATCGTGCTGAGCGCACCTCTGGTCCTCTCTGAACACGTGGTCGCGCTGCATCCTGTCGCGGCCCTCAAGACAACAACAATCGCGGTGAGCTGATGGAACACAAATCATTCTTCGCACAAGACCTTGCGGGCAACGTCATGGCCGCCGCCCTTGTGACAGTGCGCAAATCCGGCACGGAGATACTGGCGAAACTATATGATCTGGCGGGCTTAGAGATGCCCAACCCGTTCCATGCCGGTGAGGACGGCAAGCTGTCCTTCTCAGTCATGAATGGGATCTATGACATTCACGTGCTGGAAGACGGTGGTGTGAAGGCCCATGAGCTGAAGCGGGTGCGCTTCTTTGATGCCACGGTGGTGGCCGCGTCGAAGGACGTGCTGAAGGACGCGATGCGCAGCTATCAGAACGGCGGGGCGATCCCCGGTGAAATCTGGCAGGGCATTCCATATTCCTATCGCGTCGCCGAGCCGGATGACGACGCGTTTCATATCGAGACGCCGGGCCTCGCGCGTCTTTACGTGAACCTGAATGCTTTTGACCTCAAGGCAGAAGCCTTCGATGTGGCCTTTACCGGCAAGGCTGAAGATGCGCCGCGCAACGCGGTGCAAATGCAGCGGGCGCTGGACTGGCTGGCCGCACAAGGGCAGGGCGGGCGTATCGAACTGGCCTCTGAGGGCCACATGAAAATCGACAGCGCCATCATGTGCCGCAACGGTATCGAGATTGATGGCAAGGGCTCGATCACCGACAATGTTCGGAACCGAGCAGACCCGGCTGACGCTTCGGTCTACACCCAAGACAACTGTTATCTGATGGGGGCATTTGCCCGGCATGATGATGATGACCACACGTTCCATCCGCTGGCCCCCATTGCGGCGGGCGATGGTGCGGCGCGGCTGACCGACAGCTTCCATCTGGCATCCTATCAGGTCGGCGACATCGTCTGGATTGTCGAAGCGACCGAAGGCACGACTTTCGGATCCGGTGGCATCATGCCGGGTCAGTCGGAAATCGCCCGGATCGTGGCCATCAAGAATGGGGTGTTCGAGTTCGAACACCCTGTGGGGATTACCGTGGCAGGGGCGGGTGCGGGCACAATTGGCGTCGACCCGGTCGGCGCATGGATTGCGAATGTCGATTTCCGTGTGAGTGCGGCCAAGGGCGGTAGCGCCATGATGGGCACTCGCCACATCGCCCGCGACATCGCGTTGGTGAATCATCGCCTGATGCAAAGCGGCAATAATCAAACCTACGGATCAGCGCCTTTTTCGGCCCGAAGCGGGATGTATAACGGTCATGTCGAGAACATCGAAGCACTTGGACCAGTGTCCAACCTGGTCTTTGGCAATGGCTATGTCCGATCCTATTGGAAGAATATCCGTGGTGGCTATACCCGCCGCGCCATCGAGCTGAAGTTCCTGTCCCAAAACTCGATTTTCGAGGACATCCGCGCTTGGAAACGCAACAGCGGGTTTCCTGTGGATGCGGAAGAGGACGTGCCAATCTCGATTGGGGAGCGGTCCCGCGACATCCGTCTGATCCGTCCCTGGCTGGATGTGGGCCGGTTCATCGATCCGGCCAAGACCGGGGGCGGCAACCTGATCGCCTTCTCGGGCGCTACGGATTGCCGGATAGAGCAGCCCGACATTTTTGGCCCGTCCAAATATTCCAGCGTCGTGGCGTTTCCCGAATCCGCGGTGCGTTGCGAGGTGGTCGGCGGGCGGATCGAGCCGCCATCCAACGTTTCTGTCGAGGACTACGGCACGGACTGTCTGGTCAGCGGCGTGCGGTTCGGGCCTGCTGACCTCTATGCCTATCGGCGCAATGGTGTTGCTCGTGGTGGGCTTCTTGAGCATTGCCGTTGGCCTGCCGGAGGTTCGGTAAAAATGTTGCTCGATGCCAGTGCGAGCGCTGATGACCGGGCGCTGCATATCGTCGGCAACTATGGCCTGACCAGTATCGAGAACTCGGCAGGTCGAGCGCTTTGGGCGCGCGACAATGTCGGCACGGACGAGCAGCTGCTGTCCTTTGCCGGGGCTACAATGGACGATTTTGGCGGTCATTCAGTTCTGTCCACATCAGAGGCGCTGATTGGTGCGGCTGTCGTGGTGCCCGCAGGTGTTCACTCTGGGCGCACCCGCGCGAGTTGGAGCGTGTCCGGCGAGACCCTGGGGTTGGTCGGGACCAAGACGCTTATCTGGCGCGTGGCCGTGGATGTCGATGATGATGGCGTGCCGCTGGACAGTGACGACGATCAGAACATCGCTGCCACTGTTGTGCTGCCGGCAAACTGCGCTGAATGGTCCCTGGAGGCTTCGGCGCGGTTCGAGGGCGAAACGCTGGTCTATACCGACATGAAGGTGTTCGATCTGACCAATGGCACCGTTTTTGGCGATGTGCGGCGGCATATCAGTGTCGATCATCAGAGTCATCCGGTGCGTTATGAACTCTCAGGCTTCGTCGCGGAAGACGGCGAAAGCCTGATCGTGCGCACCATCGAACGCGAGTTCCACCGCGAGGGTTTCGCGGTCTGAAGCGGCCCGGTGCCGCTTTTTCAACGGCTTTCTCTTGCAGGAAAAGGAGTTTTTGATGCCGCAGTATTCTGCGATCCATACGGATGTGGGGCTGGACCTGATGGCGCAGGCCCAGGCCATGGGCGCACAGATCGCCCTGGCGGACATCGCGGTTGGTGATGGTGGCGGCCAGTCGGTGGTGCCTAACGCGGGGCAGACCGGACTGGTGCGCGAACGCTATCGAGCGTCCATCGACCGGATCTATCAGCCTGACCCGGTGGGATTCCCGACCAAGTTTGCCGCGACGATGAACGTGCCCGCCGCTGTGGCCGGTTTCGTGATGCGCGAGGTGGGCCTGTACGATGCCGAAGGGCGGCTTTTTGTGGTGGCCAATACGCCCCATGTCACCAAGCCGCATGCGGATGACGGTTCGATACTCGACGCCGTGGTGCGGGTCGAGTTCATCGTTTCGAATGCGGCGCTGGTCGATCTGTTGATTGATCCGGCGGTGGTGATGGCCAGCCAGCAATGGGTGGCAAGGTATCTGGATGACAGGCTGGCGACCCTCGGGCTGGCGTAACCTTCTTCCTTCCTGGCGAAATCCTCAACTGCCGGGCGACCGGCGCAGCCCGGCACTGTCCTGTCGGGGCTTCCCAACTCTCATGGAGACACAATCATGGCCTTCACGTCTTTCCATCATGGCACGCGCCTGCAGGAATCCAATGAAACCCCGGTTCTGGTCCAGGTGTCACAGTCGGCAGTTGTCGGCTTGATCGGCACCGCACCGGATGCCGATGCATCTGTGTTCCCGGCGAATACGCCGGTGCTGCTGTCGGGCAATTCCGCCCTGGCGGCGCTTCTAGGCGACGGCGGCACGCTGAAGGATGCGGTCGATGATGTCTTTGACCAGATCGCCCCCTACACCATCATCATCCGCGTGGAAGAAGGCGTGGATGAAGCGGCGACGCTGACGAACCTGGTGGGTGATGCAGCGGCGTTGACGGGGGTTCACGCGCTGAAGAAATCCCTGCCGGTGGTCGGGATGAAGCCGCGCCTGATCGCTCTGCCGGGCCTGTCGGCCCCGTCCGATGCCTCGGTGCTTAATCCGGTGGTGGCCGAACTGACCGGGGTTCTGGCGGATCTGGGGGCGGTCGCCTTCGTGGATGGCCCGGACACCACCGATGCAGAGGCGGTAACCTATCAGGCGCTGATCGGGTCCGACCGGATCTATCTGGTCGATCCAAAGGTGCAGGTGTGGGACAGCGAAACGGATGCCTATGTGGCCCGGCCCGCATCGGCCCGGTTTGCGGGGGTGCAGGCCCGCGTGGATACAGAACGGGGCTTCTGGCATTCGCTGTCGAACAAGGCGATCAACGGCATCGGCGGGGTATCCCGTGCGGTGACCTATGGCGCGCAGGCGAACTACCTGAACGAAAACAACGTGGGCACCATCATCAACCTGGGGTCCGGTTTCATGACCTGGGGCAACCGGGGCTGCGGCACCGAAAGCCTCTGGGCGTTCCTCTCGGTGCGGCGCACGGCGGACTTCATCAACGAAGCGATGGAAAAGGCCTACCTGGAATTCGTGGACAAGCCGTTTTCGTCGGCCAATCTGAAGTTCATGCTGGAAAGCGGCAATGGCGCCATGCGCAGTTTTAAGGCGCAGGGCGTCATCCTGGGCGGCAAGGTCTGGATCGACGAAAGGCAAAACGATCCGACCGACATAGCAGCGGGCAAGATCACGCTTTCGATGGAGTTCGAGCCGCCCGCGCCGATGGAAGACATCCGGTTCATCGCGCATCGCAATATCGACTACTATCTTGAACTGACCAAGGCCGCGCTGCAGGCCGCGTGACCGGCTGTCGCGCCGTCGCCCCCCAATCCTAACACCTTCACGGGGGCCGCATTCTGCGGCGCCCGTCTGCATCAGGAGACTGAGTTATGAAATCGACCCCCGCCTATATCCTGCGCAACGCGGCGATGTGGCTGAATGAAGACGTGAAAGTCGGCCAGGTCTCGGAAATGACCGTGCCGCCATTCCGGGTGAAGACCGAAACCATGCGCAATGCCGGCATGGTCATGGAGCGTGAAGTGCCCATGGGCTATGAGCGCGAGAACGCCAAGTTCAAGATGACCGCGCTTGATCCCGCCACCGTCGCCACGATCAACGGCATGCCCGGAACGAATGGCACGCTGATGATCACCGGGGCGCTGGTCGATGAAGACGGGGCCGTTAGCAATGCCACCGTCTACATGCGCGGCTTCCTGAAGGAAGTGGATTTCGGATCCTGGGCGTCGGGCGAGAAGGCGGAAACAGACTACGCCTTCGTCTGGGAATATCTCAAGCTTGAGATCGGTGGCGCTACCCTGATCGAAGCGGACGATTTCGATGTCTCGATCAACGGCACCAGTCAGACCGGCGACATCCGCGCCGCGCTGCTGCTGTAAGGGGTGCGCACTATGGATTTCCCCGTAACCGTAAACCTGAAGCGCCCGCTGTCGGTGGGTGATCAGGACATCAAGTCGCTGACCTTCGATGAACCCGACCTGGGCACCAGTATCGAGGTCGAAGAAGCCAAGACGCCCTGGGGTCAGACCGTCATCCTGCTGGCTGGTATGGCGGGCGTGTCGGTCGAGGCCATCAAGCGGGGGAAGGAAAGCGACTATCGCGAAATCACCCGCCTGGTGCTGGACCCTTATCAGCAGCTGCAGAAGGACCGGGCGGCAGAGGATGCTGCATCGGGAAACGTGGCGGCGGCGACCTAGCGAAAGACCTTCGCTTTGCCGCCGCCTTCGTGGCGCGGGTGCTGTCGACCCCCTTGCCGGATGTCCTGCGCATGAAGGTCGGGGACTTTTCCAAGTGGCAGCAGGCGGCGCAGGACCTCTGGAAGATGGAGCATCCGCCAGGGCGGTAACAGCGGTGCAGACATATGGGGCCCTGCGTGGGGCTGCATGGTCTGCACCCCTATTAAGTCCGTCCGAAAGCACGGCGCTTCCGCAAGGCTATGTAAGTGGGGCGGACCTAGTTCACGGTCTTGCGCGCACCGAAAGACGCCGCACCTGCAAGATAGGCAATTGAGTAGAGGCCTGCCCAGGGCAAAGCAGACAGCGACAGGAAAAGAAGGCTCGTCCCGCCCATGGCAGCAAGCATTTCCGCCCTGTCATTCGAGGGGAGAGTGACCATGGCGATTGCGACCGGTAGAATGAAGCCGGCTCCCGCAAGCAAGGCCGCCCAGCCACGGTTCGGCGCGTGAACAAGGATCAGGCGCCCGACGACAAGGGCCACCAAGAGAGACAGCAGGACTGTCGGGATCAACGTCAATACGGCCAATGCAACAAGCTGGGCGGGACTTGCCATTGCTGGATCGAAGGGCACCGCTGACACGGCGGAGACGAGTGGAACCACTATACCATAGGCAATCGGGATGGATGCGGCGTGATGGAGCGCGGCAACGCAAATTCCGATAAACAATGAGATGAGCAGCCAGGCGGACTGCCGAAAACGCGATGCTGGCGAATTGACCCGGTCGCCTTTGATCGTCGATGCAGCTGTGTAGGCAGTGATGCCGGCGGCACAGACGCTGGCCAGAACGAGAGCGACCCATCGCCAAAGTCCGGCCTCTGCCGGGACGGCTTTCAGCACCTCGGTCACAAGCGTCAGGGGCAGCACAACCGCCATGACTGTCCAAAACCGCACGCAATCGCCCTCCTGCATCTGGGAACGCCTGCAGTGAAGCCGTGGACTGCATTTGAATCAAGTATGTGCTTTCGGAACGAGCGGTCCTTTTCAGAGCCAAATCCTAAAGGCGACATCTTCGCGCAAACTCTCGGTTCACGGCCAGTAGAGGAATGGCAGGGCTCAGTCTTCTGAAAGGGGACGCTGGAAGGCGTTCAAGCGGTCCTTTTTCAAGGGTCGCGCCCGCCCGCTTTCGCGAGTGACCAAATGATAAACCCCGAACAGTAGCGCCGCGAACAGCAGGGCAGCAGGAATGCCGCCCGCCACATAGCCGACGAATGCGACCGCGCCGAGGGCGAGGCCGATCATGACGACAGCGAAGAACATCGCGAAAGCTTCCATGCTCTTAAGGTGGGGATTTCGCACGAAAACTTCAAGGTGAGTGACGCAGATGGCAACCAAGCGCATTGAAACTCAGCTGACCATCAAGGCGGTGGATCAGTACAGCAGCCAGCTGCGCAAGATGTCCGGCGCGACCGGGCGTTTCGCGGAAGGGGTGCGCACGGAAATGGGCCGTTTGCAGCAAATGCGCGGCCCCCTCAAATTGATCGAGGATTTCCGCAAACAGCAGGGCGTGGTGCGCGACAGCGGCGCGGCGATGGAACAGGCGCGCGAGAAGGTTCGCCAGCTGCGGCGCGAGATCACAGCGACGGCCAATCCGACCGCGCAGATGCGTCGCGAATTTGCCCGCGCCCGCGACGCTGCCGAGCGCCTGGAACAGAAGCATGGCCAGAACCGCCAGACCCTGCGCGGGCTGCAGAAGCAGCTGACGACGGCAGGCGTGAACCTGCGCGATCTGAGCGGCGAACAGCGCCGCCTTACGGGGGCGTTGGATCAGGGCACCACGGCCTTCGGTCGCCAGGTCGCCAAGATGCAGCGCTTGGCGCAGATGCAGGATCGCATTGCCGAGGGGCGCGAGCGCATGGAACGGTCGCTGGCGGGGGCGGCCAACCTGTCCTTTGTCGGTTTTGCGTCAATGCAGACCGGGCGCCGGATCATGACGGGGATTTCCGGCCCGATCCAGAAGGCGGTCGAGTTCGAAAGTGCCATGGCCGATGTGAAGAAGGTTCTGGACTTCGAGTCGCCCGAAGCCTTTCAGCAGATGTCGGATGACATTCAGGCGCTGTCAGGGCGCATTCCCATGGCCGCAGAGGATCTGGCGCAGATCGTCGCGGCAGGCGGACAGTCGGGGCTGAAGGGCGACCAGCTTCTGCAGTTTGCCGAGATGGCGGCAAAAGTGGGTGTCGCCTTCGATATTTCGGCAGAGCAATCGGGCGAGGCCATGGCCAGCATTCGTGCCGCCCTGGGCACGACGCTGGATGAAACTGCGTTGATCTTCGATGGTATCAACCATCTGTCCAACAAGATGGCATCGACCGCGCCGGATGTGCTGAATTTCATGAACCGGGCCGGGTCGGCGGGTGTGAGCGCAGGTTTCTCCATTGATGACACCATGGCGATTGGCTCTGCCATGATTGCGGCGGGCGCGGGGGCGGATGTCGCGGCGACATCGTTCATGAACCTTGGGCGCAATCTGCAGCGCGGTGCAGGGGCGACCGACCGTCAGGTGGAGGCCTTCCAGCGTATCGGCCTGCAGGCTGAAGATGTGGCCAAGGCCATGCACCAGGATGCCAGCGGGACGCTGATCGACGTGTTGGAACGCATCCGCGAACTGCCGGACTACCTGCGCACCAGCGCTGTCAGTGACATCTTCGGGGATGAGGCGCGCGGCCTTAATCCGCTGGTGAACAACGTCGACCTGCTGCGCGAGGCGCTTGGATATGTCGCGGATCAGCCGGCCTACGCGGGCAGTGCCGAAGCGGAATATGCCGAACGCGCGGCGACCACGGCGAACAATCTGCAGCTGCTGCAGAACAAGATGGGTGTGCTGGCTGTCACAATCGGGGATGTCCTGCTGCCACCTTTGAATGACCTGCTGGACACCTTGCAACCGATCATCGAACGGATGACGGCCTGGACAAAGGCGCACCCGGAACTGACCAAGTTCATCATGGCCGGGGCAGCGGCCACCGGGGCGCTGGCCGTTGTCGGTGGTGTGCTGATGAGCGCGGCGGCGGGCTTGATCGGCACGCTTGCAGTGTTGCGCTTCGGCTTGGTCGGTTTCGGGGCGCGGGCTGCCTTCGCTGCTGGCGAGGTCGGCGGCTTGGGCCGGATCTTCCGGGGGCTGTCCCGGCTGCCGAAGTTTGCCCTGTCGACCCTGATCAAGCCGCTGCTTTGGACAGGGAAGCTGCTGCCAAGCTTTGCGCCCGCGCTGGCACGTTTCGCCGGGTTTCGGCGTGGTGCCTCGGGCGAAATGACCCGCCTTGCAACGCATGTCAGCGCCAAGTCGTCGGCCATCCAGCGCAGCTTGAACAGGGTTAACTGGAAGGCCTTTACGGCGGGCGCACTGGCGTTTCAGACGCTGCGCAGCATCCCTGAAGGCGAGGAAGCGCAGGAGGCCTTCCGGCAGAACAACAGGGACACGATGGAAAGCGGGCTGCGCAACGCGCCGATCATCGGCTCGGTGATGTCGGCCTATGACAGCGCGGTGGAATTCGTGCATGGTGCGCCACCGCCCGCTGCCGGGGATGTGATCAGCGGCGGATCGGGCCTGCAGCAGCGCGCGACCGGCGGACCGTTCGGGCGCGATCCGCTGCTGGTGGGCGAGCGCGGCGCAGAGCTTTATTTCCCGAACCGTTCCGGGTTCATCGCCACGAACCGCCAGTTGATGCAGATGCAGGGGGCCGCGCAGCGGATCCGGGCGGCGGGGCTGGCAACCTTGTCTGCCTCTGTCATGGGCCTGCCTGCGGCGGCGAGGCCGGTGACCTCCGGTGTTGGGTCTGCCGCCGGGGCGCGGGTCGAGATCAACGGCGGCATCCATGTCACCGTGCCATCCGGCATCACCGACCCCGAAGCGATTGTGGGTCACCTGGAAGCGCGCCTTGGGGATCGCCTGGCGGCGACCCTGCGGGCCAGCTTTACCGACTGAAGCGACTAATCCGAAAAATTGGGGGTGTCATGGCTGGACCAGTGACCATGGCCTTGGGGCCGTTCTTCTTTCAGGCGCATGGCTTCGGCTTTGCGGGCATGCAGCGCAAGCTGGATACGTCCTGGGCCGAGGTCGAAACCGTCGGCGGGTTCAACGCCCTGCAATGGACCGGCCCGCGTTCCGAGACGGTGACCATTTCCGGTGTCTTTTTTCCGCAGAAGTTCGGCGGGCTGATCACGCTGGACGGCGTCCGGCTTGCGGCGAAGAACGGCGTGCCGCTGATGCTGGTGTCGCTTGGCGGGCGCGTCTTCGGGCGGCACGCCATTCAGGGGGTCGAAGAGGATCGGGCCTTTCATGATCGCAACGGGACACCGGGGCGCATCGCCTATTCGATCGAGGTCCGCAAGATGTCGGGCGGGTTGTCGCTTTCGTCGCTGCTGGGGGTGGTCTGATGTCCACGATCTATGTCACCGCGCACTCAGACCAGATGGACCTGATCTGCTACCGCCACTATGGCCAGCAGGCCGGGGCCGTCGAACAGGTGCTGACGGCCAATCCCCATGCCGCCGATGAAGCCCATTGTCTGCCTGCCGGGGTCAAGCTGGTCTTGCCGGACCTGGCCGCTGAAACCCAGACTCTTGCTGCGAGGCTCTGGGACTGATGGCCACGCATCCGAAAGTTCTGGTCACCGTGGATGGCAAGCCCGTGTCGGGCCTGTTCTTCGAGCGGCTGATTTCCCTGGCCGTGACGGATCGCGAGGGCGTCCAGTCCGACGCGGTCGAATTCACCTTCAACGATGCCGCGCCGCATTTTGAATCGCCCCGGCGCGGCGCGGTGGTGTCCGTGACGATCCAGACCGGGACGGGCGGGGGTTTCGCCGGGTCATATGTCGTAGATCAGGTCGACATGACCTGCCTGCCTTACACGATGACCGTGCGTGGTCATTCGGCCGATTTCCGATCCGAGATGAAGACGAACAAGACGCGGCATTGGGATGGCCGGACGGTCCGGGACATCGTGCAGGACATCGCGGGTGGATATGGGCTGCAGTCCAAGGTGTCCGATGCGGTGTCGGGGCATCAATACGACTGGATCGGCCAGCAGGACGAAACCGACCTTGCCTTTCTTGAGCGGCTTTCGGAACGGCACGGCGCGCTTTTCACCATCAAGGCGGGTGTGCTGTTATGGCTGAAGCGTGGTGCCGGGGAAACTGCGGGCGGCACCGTCATGGACGCATCCGTGATTGATGCCGCGTCGCTGATCGCTGGCAGCTGCCGAATTTCCGAACAGGACGTGGATCGGTTCGCTACCGTGAAGGCCTATTGGCAGGATCTGGGCGGCGCGGCCCGGCGGGAGGTCGTCGTGGCGGCGGATCCGCAAGCGACGGGTGAACGGGTGCTGCGGTCGCCCTTCGGGTCCGCGGCCGAAGCCCGCGCTGCGGCGCAGGCGGCGGCGCGCGAGGGCCAGCGCGGACTGGTCGAGATGTCTTGTGCCATCAACGGCAGGCCGGATCTGATGGCCGGTCAGCCGGTGACCTTTGCGGGTGTTCGGCCTTCAGTGGATGGGCGCGAATTCATCCTGGAAACCGTGCAGCAGAGCTTCAGCAAGGGCGGCGGTTTGCGCACGTCCCTATCGGGAAAACTACGGGCTGAATAACCTGAAGGGGGGGCGGCGGTGTTCGGAAAGAGCGCGGAATTCTGGACTGTGGTTTGCGGGATGGTCCTGTGGGCGATGGTCAAGGCGGAAAGCGAACCGCTGTACAGGCGAATGATCAAGACGGCGGCCAGCGCCTTTCTGGCCTATGGGCTTTCACCGACCATTGCGCCCTGGACGCGTGATTCCGAGGTTCTGGCCGCCTTGGGGGTCATGGCCCTAGGCCTGATCGCGCTGGACACGGCCACTGGCCTTATCTCGGATCGCGAGTTCATCAAGGAAATGATCCGGCGGCGGATCGGTGGCAGGGGCTGACGCATGTTCGATGCAATGGGCAATACACGGGCGGCGGTGCGTTCCAATGTCGGCATGTTCGCGGTGCTGGCAGCGGTGGTGGCGATCAGCGGCGGGACGGAAGTCTGGGACCAGCTGTCGCGCTATCGCGGTTTTCGCGACATCACCCTGCAGACACCTTTCCGGCGGGTAACGGTCGAACAAGAACCGGTCGCCGGGGGATTGGTCCTGCGCGGAACGATGGTCAAGGCGCGCTGTGTCTATGACGGGATGATGGCATATGCGGTCATGCCGAGCGCGCTGCGCAGGCCGATCCGGCTGGACCTGTCTGCCGAAATCGCGCTTTGGGGCGGCGGATCCCGCCCGCCTTCCAGCGAGGCCGAAGTCTGGGGGCCTTGGCGTCTGGATGCCCCGCCGTCAGGGCATCCCGTGGCCTGGGAAGTCTGGTCCTTCCATCTGTGCCCCGAGGGCCGGCAGGCCAATCTGTTCGCCTCCGCCCCCTGGTCGGTCAAGGGCTGACCTTCGATCTGCGCGGGTGTGGCTGCGCAGCGTGAGCTTCTGAAATCTTCATATGAGGTGCTGACATGAACGTGTCGCAAATCCAGCAGCTGTGCGCAGCTGCTGGCTGGTATTCTGGTGCCATCGACGGGGACGCGGGGCCGCAGACCCTGCAGGCTGTCGCGCAGGCGGAACTGCATCATCGCGCATCTTTTGTCGGGGATCCGTCCGGCTGGCCGCAAAGCCGTCGCCTGATCGCGGCGGGGCAGGTGGGTCTTGCGCAGCAAGGCTTCGAACCCGGTTCGGTCGACGGGTACGCTGGCCAAAACACCGCAGAGGCACTGACCGCCTGGCATGACGCTGCCCTGGGCCGCGTGGCCGCCGTAGGGCGCAAGCCGCTGGACGCGCCGCGCAGTCATCCCGAACAGGCGCGCTATCCCCGCCAGGCCGACATGCAGGCTTTCTATGGCCCGGCGGGTGGCCCGCAATGCACCGCAGGCAAGGTGGACCTGCCGTTCCCCATGCTGATCGCCTGGAACAAGAGCCAGTCGGTCACTCGCTTTTCCTGTCATGAAAAGCTTGCCCGCCCACTGTCGGACATCTTCCGACACGCGCTGGCCCACTACGGGCAGGCAGACATCGAGCGCCTGGACCTGAACCTGTTCGGGGGATGCTTCAACTACCGCAAGATGCGTGGCGGCGCGTCGCTGTCGGTTCATGCCTATGGCGCTGCCGTGGATCTGAACCCGGAACGCAATCAGCTGCGGTGGGGCGCGGATCGGGCGCAGTTCGCCGGGCCGGACTACGTGCCGTTCTGGAATATCGTCATGGCCCACGGCGGCACGCCTGCGGGCTACGCCTGGGGCAAGGACTGGATGCATTTCCAGTTCGCGCGGCTTTAGGGGCGGGCCAATGCTTCGATGGTTCATGAAACTGGTGTTCGGCGGTCGGTCCAACAAGCGCGAGGCCACGCTGTTTGCCTTCCTGATTTCGGTCGCTTGGGACAGCTTCATTCTTTGGAAGGTGGGGCAGGGGGTGGATATGGCGCAGGTCGTCGGGCTGGCCAGCACGGTTACGGTCATCACCTTTACCGGGCTGGTCGGTGCGACCGCGCTGGATCACCTGGGCGGACGTGACGTGATCGACCGTCGCCGCCCGCCGCGTTACCCGCCGGACGGTGCGCCATGATGCCCCTTATGATGTCATGGGGTTGGCGAGCGCTGACAAGTCGCCTGGGGCTGGCAGTGATCGCCTGTGGCCTGCTTTGGGGCTGGCACCTTCAGGATCGTGCAGCAGCGGTTGAGGCCGCGCGCGCTGGATATGTACGACAGTTCGAACTTGCGGCGGCGCAAGCTGAATTGGTCGGGCTCAAGCGGCGTCTGGCAGCTGCAGATCGCACGGCACGCCAGCTTCAGGAAAGAATGCAGATTGCCGAGGCGGAAGCCTTGCGCTTCGCCACAGAATTGGAGGCGTTTGAACGTGACACGACAATCAATCCTGATGGCGTTGTTGATGGCGATCTGCTGCGCCTCTTGCGGGCGCGGTGATGCCGAAGGCCGCTTGCGGTCTGCTGCTGTCCGTCAGGTACAGTTTGCGCCGATCCAGCTGCCCGAGTATCCAGCCGCGTGCCGCCACAAGATCGGCAGTGGTGTTGCGGTCGGGGACCGCCTGGACGTTGCGTTGCGCAGGACAGACGCGGCGTTGGCAAGGCAATGGGGGCAGGTGGATGACTGTGCGGAGTGGTATGATGGGTTGCGCGAGGGGATGAGCCCTGCGGAAGAATAGGAGCGACCCGCCGTGCGTCACGGCCCAATGCTGCCATTCGTGGCCCACGCAGCGGAGGACCGGTCCCAGCATAAAGTGGAGGCATGGTCCTCAGTGCGAATTTGCAGTAGCCGACGGTTGCTGCGTGGGCCGCGAACTCATCCATTGCGGACGAAGCTGGCTTCGTTACGAGTACGCCAAAGAGGGCGACGATGGCTTGTTGCCGATCTTTCAAAGGGCTATCGTTCAACCCGGAAAGATCAGTTTTGCACTCGAGTTGTTATTGAAATCCTCTCATCAACAGTAAATGGATCGAGCCAAATGCAGTCAGTGACAGAGCGCCTTAGAAAATTTCGTGATGATCGGGATTGGAGCCAATTCCATACACCGAAGGACCTGGCATTATCAATTTCAGTTGAAGCCTCGGAACTATTGGAAATTTTTCAATGGAAGCCTGAATCCACACCAGTGGACGAGGAAATGAAGCGCGCTATCGAAGATGAAGTTGCGGATATTTTCTCGTATCTATTGCTTTTTTGCGACAAAACCGACATCAACCTCGTTGAGGTCACGAATAAGAAGATCGATGCAAACCAACAGCGCTTCCCCGCTGACGCTAGTAGGGGAATTGCCAAGCCAAGAAAAGAAGTATGA